CCAAGTAGTTGCCCGCTACGTCGGGCAGCAACTCGCTCGTGGTGCCCGCGGTCAGGATGCTGCGCAGGCCGAGCCAGGAGATGTCGTGGCGGCTGCCGTCGTCGGTGCTGCGCGTATCGGTGCGGACCAAGCGGCACTGCTTGCGCGTGGTCGTGGGCAGGGCGTAGCTGTAACTCATCCGCACCGGCTCGGCGCTTGCGGTGTTGTACGTCTCGCTGGCCAGCACGACCCAAGCGCCGGTGGCCGCGCCGAAGTCGTCGATGTCCTGCACCTCCACGCGCCAGGCGATAGAGCGGCCGCCGTCCAGGCCCAGCGGCAGCGCGATGTCGATGCAGACCGTGGTGGCCGTGCGCTCGGGCCGGCAGATCGGGTAGGGCCCGGCATGGTCGAGCGTCGTCATGTCGACGCCCTGCACTTCGTCGACTACGTGCATCAGCGGCTCGACGAGAAACTGGCTCCCCGGCTCGTCCGCCCAAATGCCGGGGCCTGACAAGGCGTTCTGCGCGTTGCCGAGTCTCGCAACCTGAGCCTCGGAGTAGCTGGTGATCGGCGTGTCTCCCACATACACCTGATCGATCTGGTACTGGCCCTGCCCGACGCACAGGATGCAATGCACGTACTGCTCATTGCCCGCGTAGGTGGCGTATGCCTGCGTCGCCAAGTCGGGCCAGCCGTGATCGAAGCCGAAGATCTCCGGCATGGGCTGGCCGATGCGCGACATGTTCTGCTGCACCTGGCCGCTGAACTGCTGCGCGCCGCCGCCGCTGTTGTTCGCGAAGTTGGTCGCGTCGAGCGGGATCAGCGCGTTGATCGCCAGACCGCCCAAGGCGACCGCCGCGGCCTGCGCGGCAGCGCTGAGCGTGAACGAACCGGTGAACGAAATAAGCGCGATCGTCAACAGGATGCGCAGCGACTGCTTGCCGCCATTGCCCCCCTGCGCCAGTTCCCGAAACACCACCATCGCCCCAGGCGGCACGGCGTAGTGCCAGTGCTCGCGCAGCACGAAGCGGTCGTCGACCTGGCACGTCCATGCGCCGGCATCGACGGGCGCGAGGTCTTGCAGCGTGGTGCCATCGAGCACGGGGCCGAAGTCTTCCGCAGCCAGAGACTGCAGGAACGGGTCGCGCACGGTAGCCACGCGCGCGATGGCAATCTCGGCCACGGGCTGCCACACGGCGCTCATGCCGGCGCCCGCCACAGCTTGAGCCGGCCGTACTGCAGCTCGCGCAGGCCGGCGATCGGGTCGAGCCGGACCGAGCCCTGCGCGATGCCGTCGACCAGACCGCCGAGGTTGTGCAGCACGCACGCGCGGCCGTCGATGAGGGCGACGACGCCGATGTGCAGGCCATCGGGGCCGATCATGGTCAGGCAGTCGCCGTCTTGCGGCAGGTGTGCCCACTCGACATGCTGCCAGCCGCTGGCTTCGACGACGGTGCGCAGTTCGTCAAGCCCGGTGTTGGGTTCGTAGGCCGGCATGTCGCGGCCGAACACCTGATGCTGCACCAGGCGCACCATGCCCCAGCAATTGAAGTCGACGGCCCACTCGCGGCCGATGTACGGTGCGCTCCAGTGGCTGACGCTGGCGCGGGGGGTGAGGTCGAGGGTGCGCATGTGGATCAGGCCGCGAGCATCGGGAATCGCTCGGCCGTGTAGGTGAGCGTGGGGAATTTTCTGTTCGTGAGGTTGCCGAACGAGACCGACGCGCGCGCCACGTCGACGCCGACCGACACGTTGCTGAGCGTCGCGGTGGTGACGGGCAGCACATGCGGCGCGGTGGTGTCGCTCCGGAGGTACTCGCGCTCGATGATGGTCAACGGCTCGTTGCTTTCTTTGGCGAGCAGCAGCGCCTCGGTGATCTCGCCGCTCACGTTGTCGATCTCCAGCTGCATCGCCGACGGCGCGCCGTTGTTCGCCGGGTCGGCGCTCTGCTCGGCGCGCGTGTAGCGGAAGGGCACCGCGCTGAACAGCACTGCGGTGCTGGCGTTGCGCGGTGCGGTGGATTCGAGCGTGGCGGTGAGGTCGCGCAGGTCGCTCACCACGCGGATCGGGATCGTCCAGAGCGGGTGCCAGATTTCGAGGGTGACGGCCAGCGGCTCGCCGGCAGTGGCGCTGGCGTAGGCCTCGGCCACGGCCTGGCTGTGGCTGACGCCGAGGGTTTCGGGGAGGTAGGTGGGCATGGAGCTATCCGATGCGGACAAGCGAGAGCGAAAGGCCGCCGCGGTTGTCGCTGGAATCGATCAAGTCCGTGATGTAAAAGAAGAACATGGCGTGCCCGGTGACGGTGAAAGGAACGAACGTCGCAGCAGCCGCCGCTGCCGTCGCCGCAGCACCGCCGCCCTGCTCGTAGGCGATGTCATTGCCCGCGGCATCCGAAACAGACAGCCAGGCGCGCCACGGGGGCGCCCCGAAGAAGGCGGCGGTCGCGTCGTTCAGCCATGTCGACCAGGCGACATACGTGCCGCCGCTGCGGTAACGGACTTCGTAAACCCCAGCGGAATCAAGCCCCGTCACCGGCACACCAACGCTGGCGCCGTTGCTGCCGCCATTGGTTACCGCATTGAGGTCGATGTTCACGCCGTAGGAAGCAAAACCCAGCAGCGGGGGCGCGCTGATGCCGCGCTGTTCCACTTGCGCGCTGACGCGGAAATTGCCACGCGGGAATGCTTCGCGCCGCACGCTGCCCGTGCGAAAGCGCAGCACACGATCAGCGAAGCCGCCGACGCCGGGCGCGCGCATTGCAAACCAGCGCTGTCCGTAGAGCAGCGTGGTGTCATACCACGCGACCCAAGCGGCCATCTCGGCGGCGGAGTAGAACCATGTCGCCTCGATGTCTTGCAGGGCGTCTCGCGTCCGCGGACGATGCGAGGCGTTGCCCGGCAGCGTCGACGACGCCCGGCGCTCGCGCGGCACGGCCGCCCAGCGGTGGGGCGCGGGCAGGCCAGTGGGGTAGGCGATGGCCGCCATTGCTCAACTACCCCAGGCCGTTGCGCCCGAAGGCAGGGGCCACTCAAAGGCGGACGCGCCCAGGTTCAGCGTGCCGCTTCGCGTGCCTGTGGTGGTCGTGCCCGATCCCCACATCGGGTAGAAGTCACCCGTCAGGCTGGCCGCGGCGACTGGGCCAGTTGTGCCCTCGACGATGAAACGTAGATTTCCAGCGTTCAACGAGATACCAATAGTCGCGCTCGTGGCCTGCGCAATCACGGCACCCGCAGCAGAGGTGTACTTCTCATTGTCAAAGGTAAAGATTCCCCACCCGTTTGCGTCATACCCCGGATATTGCGCAAGCGTGGCGGACGAGTTACTCACCCCTGGCAAGTGCAGCGCATCAGAGGAATAGCTAACCTCGAAGTACCGCTTGCCCGACGAGAAGCTGACCGTGCCCCGCACTGAGCCCCCGCCGGATGCGACTGTGGCGATGAGGTCGCCGCCCGACAGGACGACATTCGCCCCCTTGTCGGCTGAATTCCAGGTGCCGCCCCACGCCGAGAAGCCAGCGGGCGGGCCATAGGCCCAAGCAGACCCGCCTGTGTTCAGCGTGCCTGCTCTCGACGAAACAATTGACCCCGGCCCCCACGCTGGAAACAGCGGACCGGTAAATGAAGTGAAGGCGACGGAAAGAAACTGTCCGGCCTTGATGAATTTGATGGTGCCGGCTGCAAAGTCAACAGCGACCCCAATGATCTGCTGAACAGGTAGGTGGGTGATCGTTGGTGTTCCGTTGGCGTAGGTGTCGTCCGGCTGCGGGAAGTAGCCATAGCTGTCTGGGCCGACATTGCCCGGCGCTTGATTCAGAATTACTGCGGTCGACTTGCCGACACCGGGAAAACTTCTGATGTCTGCGCCCGATACGGTGACTTCAAAGTAGCGATTCTCCGAGGCGTTGCGAGTGATGCCGGCTCGCACGCCGCCGTATACAGTGCCGCTGCCGTTGACCAATGTGGCGATCAGGTCACCACCCGACAGGGTGATATCTGCATCCTTGTCGGAGGCATTCCACGTCGGCAGCCCCAGCGATGATGATGAGGCGGCGCGCCCGAACTGCCCTAGTTGCAGCGTCGGGATCATGATGGCCCTACCAAATGCGCGCCGTACTTCTTCAGCACCCACGCCATGCTGCGTTCCAGTCGCACCAAACGTTCGGCGGCTGTACCTGTGCCAGCCTTCAATGCGGCGTACACAGTGCGCAGCACCGCAAGTTCGTTTGCATCCGCAGTGGTGTCGGCTTCGCGGGCCAGTTGCTCCGCGGTCTTGGCGACGAGCAGCCAAGACTGTGTGGCCGTCGTTGCCGAGAGCACCACCGGGCCATCCTGCACGGTCTGCGTCGCGTTCGGCACCGGGCGCTCGACCTCTACAAACAAGCGCAAGTACGCCTGCTTCGGATTGCCGGCAAGTGAGTCGTACTGCGCTTGCGTGATGTCGATGTACTCGGCAATCGTGCCGTCCAACGGATTTAGGCGTGCGTATTTCATGCGTCGGTGTCCGCGTTGGTGGTGATGTAGAGCGTGACGCCGTGCAGCCGGGCATCGATCGCCATCGTGTCGCTGCCATTGGCGGTGACGCGCGACAGGCGGAAGAACACCATGTCTTCATTTGCCGGCGTGCCGGCAATCGTGATGGCCGCTGATGTCGGCGACGAGTACAGGTCGTTCGTCGTGCCGCCCGTGTCGGTCGCGGTCTGCGCGGTGCCGAAGGCCACTGCGATGGCGTCGTCGTCGCTGATTGCCACGCCGGCCAGGTCGAACACCACGCCAAAGTTCACGGTCGTCGCAGCGTGGCTCCAGTGGGCCTTAAACGTCACCGTGCCTTCGTCCCACGACTTCGGCATCACGATGCCGAACTGCGCGTACTCCTGCGTCGTGGTGTCGAAGTCGAGCGTGCGGATGTCTGGCTGGCTCGCGGCGGATGCGATGCCCGTCAAGGTACTGCAGCCGCCCGTCACGCTGGGGCTCATTGAGCCGGCTGCGATGTAGATCGCGTGCAGACCCTGCGTGCTGCCCGAGCCGAGATCATTAACCGTCGCGCGCACGCTCACCCAGGCCGTGATCGTCACGCTCTCGCCCGCAGCGTCGTCGACGATCACGTCGCCGTCGGTGCCGCCAATGGTCATCTTGCCGGCCGTGAGCGCGGTGATGACGCCGCTGTGGATGTTGTTCGCCGCGTTGCCGGTGAAGCCCTGCACGCGCACCGCCTGGCCGACCGCGAAGCCGGCGGTCACGAAGCCGGTGCCGCTGTCGTTGTAGCTGTTGTCCGCCGCCGCCGCGCTCAGGGTTGCGGCGACGAGGGTGATCGTCGTGGAGGGCTGCGACAGCGCCAGCACCTCGGCGCCGGTAAGCGTGCCTGCGGCGGCGAGTTGGCTGAATCGAGTCGTCATGCTGTTTCCTGTACGAAGGCGCTGTCGCCCTCAGTGCTGTAGCCGACGCCGAGCTCGGTGGCCAGGCTGTCATCGTCTTCGCCCAGGTAGCCGGTGGTCGTGAGCGCGATCGGCGCCGTGGCGCGCAGGCCCGCCAGGCTCAGGCGGCCGGTGCTGGTGAGGCCGATGGGGCTGCGGGCGCGCAGCACGCCGTCGACGATGGGGCTGACTGTGGTGTTGAGCCGGATCGGCGCGGTGGCGCGCAGGCTGGGGGCGGTGCGGGTGGCGTAGGGGCCGTCCAACAGCAGCAGCTCGGCGGTGACCTCGAAGTGACCCCGCCCGCTCGCCTCGGCGCGCCACACCCCCACGAACTGCGCTTCCCACCAGGCCATGCCCAGTCCGCCCTGCGCGGTCAAGCGGGCATCGAAGCGCGCCGCGCCGGCCTGCAGGTCATCTTCGTACCACTCGACGAAGCGGTCGAACTGACCCTGGTTCATCATCGTGGAGACGGCCACCAGCTGCGTGTTGAAGCTGTAGATCGGCTGTGCCCGGTCTTCGCCCTGCTCGAACGCTATGTCTTCGGTGACGCCCTGATCGGCGAAGCTGTAGCCGAGCAGCTGGAACGTGCGCAACTCGCTCGGGTAGCTGTGGTCGCTCGGGAAGGTCATCGCACCAGCCCTGCGCCTCTGTTGAGCCCGAAGCGCCCGCTGATGGGGCCGGCCAAGCCGGTGCCGTCGGCAATCTCGCTGCCGAACTCTTCCTTGATCTGGCGCTTGAATCGAACCATCACGTCTTCGCCGCCCGAGGCGTTGCGGCGACGCTGCTGGTTTTCGACAGGCGGCGCGTTCTCGAACTTGAGATTGAAGACCGGGGACGCTGGCTGCGCAGCCTTCACGACGCCGGGATTGCGCGGCATGACGTAACCCCCGTCTTCGTAACCCGGCCGGCCAGTGCGTGAAGCACCGCCACGCCCGGCGCGGTGCAGACGTTCGAGCGCGGCGACGCCAATGCTGCGCACTGCGGGCGCGCTGAACACGTACTCTTGCCCGTGGACTACGCCGGCCGGGGATGTGACTGGCGCGTTGCCGGTGTAGCCGCCGCTACTCAATCCGCCCGCCCCGAAGATGGCCGCGATGTCAATGAGGCCAGCGCCGCCACTGATGGCAGAGCTGGCGACAATCGCCGACGTGATGGAAGCCGTGTTGATGGCGATGGCCGCAACGATGGCGGCGGTACTGGCTGCCTCAGACGCCACATCGGCCGCACTCCCGGCAGCGATTGCACCCGTGACAGCCGTCGCCGAGCTCACGTCAGACGCGGCCTGAGCTGCGCTGCCTGCTGCAATGGCTGCGGTGATCGCCGCTGTGCCGGCGGTCTGCTGCGCTGCCTGCGCAATGTCTGGCCCTGCCTTGGTCGGGGCAGAGCCGAACAAGCCGCCGCTTTGCAGCGCTTGGGCCAGTGGGCCGGTGATGCCCTGCCGTACCACAATGCGGCTGATGTCGTTGAGGACCGCATCGCGGAATGACCTGAAATTCGCCTTTCCCTTTGTGAAGAAGTCCGTGAGGACATCCTCCAGCCCACCGAAGGCTCCGCTCAGCGCACTGCCGATTTCCTTGCCGACCTTCGCCGCATCGTCGACGTAGTTCTGCAACGACTCGCGGATGCCGACGCCGACATCCTTTTCCATCTCGATCAGCCGGTCGTAGTACGAATTGAACGAGCCGATCGACTTGGCCTGGAACTCGTTGATGATGCCGAGCCGCTGTTCGTAGTTCTTCTTCGCTTCGTCGGTGAAGCGCTTCTCAAGCTCGAGCAGCGCCTTCTGGTTTTCCAGTTCGCGGCGCTGGTCGGCGAAGCGGTCTTCGACTCCGCGCACGCCGCTGTCGCGCTGACGCTGCTGGGTGCCTCGACCGAAGCCCGCCAGTTCACGGTCCTGCTGACGTTCGGTCTGTTGGAAGAAGTCTTCGGCGGCCTGCCGGGCGGTGAGCAGAGATACAGCCAACCGCTGAACCGCCGCTTCCTGCTGGATGGTGGAAACCGTGATCTTCGCGGCAGCGTCTGCCGTGATGATGGCGATGCGAGCCTCGGCATCGGCGATCTTGCGCTTGTTGTCGATGAACTCGCTTTGCTTGCCCTTCTGCCCGTCGATGCGCGCGTTCTCGACTTGGAAGGCTGCGATCTGACTCTGCAACGCGCGCTGTTCGGCGTCTACGTTCAGGTTGATGAACTCGCGCTTTGATGCGTAGTAGGCCGACTCGCTGATCAGACCCGCGGAACGAACTGCCTCCAGAAGCGACTCGGCATTGCGGTAGGCCGCTGCTTCCTGATCGAGCAGGTTCTTCGTCGTGGCGATCTGCGCTGCGAGATTGTTCTTGCTGAAGTCTTCGGGCTTTTCCGTGCGGCCCTTCGGCTGCTTCTTCGCGAAGTCGGCGCGAATGTCCGCAACGCGCTTGTCGATCTCGGCCTGGCTTGCCCCGGCTGCGGCGCCCGCATTGCGCGCCTTGGCGATCTCGCGCTCCAGCTTCAAGCGGTCGCTGGCGAACCGCAAGCCGTCCTTGTCGAATTCCGCCCGCGCCCGAACCTGATCGTTTGCCGTCTTGGTTGCGGAAGCAACTTCGTTCTCACCCTTGACGATGGCCTGAAGCGAGGTGATGCGCGCAAGCAATGAGGCCGCTTGCGCTGATCGTTGGTCGTCGCTGCTGCCGCCGAACTCGGGGCCGACGTTCGGTGTGGAGACCAAGGCATCAAGCTGGGTCTGGAGCTTGGCGATGCGGTCCTGCGCGGTATCGGCGCGGCCGACGTTGAGGATCGAATCCCACGCCGCTTTCGCCGCATCGCTGACGCCAATCCAGGCACGCTGCAACGAGCCAAGGCTGCCCTCCAGTTCAGCCGTCCGCTGGGTGATGACATCGGCGTAGCCACGCTGCGCGACAGCAGCCGCATCCGCAGTGCGGCCCACTTCGTCGAGTGCCTTGATCTGCTGGTACAGGGATTCCGTGAGGAAGCGCGTCGTCTCGTTGAGCTTGAGACTGGCTTGCAACGGGTCTTTGGCGAGCGCGGAGAACTGCTTGACGGTCTCTGCAATCGCTTGCCCGCCCGTGCGCTCAAGCCGGATCGCGGCGGTGGCAACTTCCTGCAGGCTGGCGTTCGCCACGTCTCCCGACGCAGCAAAGGCGGTCAGGACTTCGGCGGCCTTGCCTTGCGTCCCGACGACGCCCGAGATGGCCGCGGCCATCGCCTGAAGCTGCCCGACGGAAGTTCCTGCGCCGTTGCCACTCAGGATGATCGCGCGGGCGAATTCGTCGGCCTCGGCGCTGCCCTGCTTGTAGGCCAGGCCCAGAACAGCCACTGCCGCAGCAGCGACGGTGAACGGGT